AAATCTTGAACTTTATCACCGGCTGACTTCACAATGCTCGACGCATCTGAGCCACCTGTGAATTGAGTATGATAAGGGAAGAAATCACTACTATTACTAAAAGACACACTTGATGAGCGAGACATTGGTCCACTGGTCGATTGAGTAATTGTGAGTAAAGTATTACCAGCAGATGGTACAATTTCAGAAGTGGTAAGAGATGTAGTAAATTCCCCAAATGTCGCTATTGCAGCAGCGACAGCAGTAGCCAATTGAGGTCCTGTAATGAAAGTTGAAGTAGCAGTATCTTTGACTCGAATATTTCCACCGCTAATATGACCGACAGAACCTGCATTGGCGTAGAAATAAATGTTATACCCTGTTCCACTTTTTGAATAAAGAGTAAGCGAATACGACCCGCCTGCTAACTTTTCATAGTCAGATGAAGTAATAACCTCACCGGAACCAACTGCTTGAGCGTTTTTATTTTCAATTCCAAAATCAATTTGAGCAATTGCAGCAGAAGCCGTAGGAGTCCTTCTCGATAAGTCGTCATCGACAAATATACCTTCGATAATAATAGTCGAGTTCGACCTGTTTAAGTCTATACCAAATCTTTTACCACCAGTAAACGGCATAGACATACCACCAACTTTTCGCTCCACACTTAATGCAATAGAAAGAGCATTGAGTTCCATTCCACCTTCATAACCAGCACTACGCATAGCCTTAGGGTCGTCAAAAAGAAGGCGAATAGGAGTACCATAGCCGTCAGACATACTCACATCCTCCCTCGCATTGTCGTACCACCGAGAGCACGAGAGACTTCTTGCTGAATCATATTACCCATTGAGCGAGCCAGTTCACGCTTGTCCGTGCGGTCAGTTATACCACTTGGATTGATGCTGATGTTAAATGTATTTCCACCGCCACCGCCACCACCTTTCATTTCAACAGGAATAGAGCGACCTCCTGATAACGGCACAACAGCCTCAGTTCCATGTAGCATAACAGGATAACCACTGTTTGGTCCACTGGCTACCCCACCTTCAGAAAATCCAAGTAAGTCACCTGCACCACCAATAGCACTACCAAGAAGGTCACCGCCTGCTGATAATATATCAGCGAAGCCGTCTATAATAGGTTCGAGTAAATCCCATATCGCTCCGCAAAGCCACAATATACCGTCAAATATCGGCTCAATAATGTTATCATACGCCCAACTCATACCGTCTACAAGTAAATCCCATGCATCTATGAAAGGAGAAAAGATTATTTTACCAGCCAATTTAGTTGCTTCCCATAAAGGTCCTATGGTATCTGCCCATGATTGTGACATAGATGTCGTAATCAAATCCCAATTTTCGTAAATAGATACAATTGCTTCAATCAATGGACCAAAAATGAACATAATAGGTGTCACGACATAAGCATCCCAAGCGTTAGCCATAGCAGTGATAACACTACTCCATCTATCGCTTATACTTCCTAAACCTCCAAAGATAGCCTCGACAAGAGGATTGATAAGAATACCAAGACTGTTATTCCACACATCTTTCATGCCACTCATGACCGCATCCCAGTCTCCTTTTGCTAAAGCCATACCAACTTTGAACAAGTCGATAAACGGTTGAATTACTGGCATAATTACAGCATCCCATATTCCAGCCATAGCATCCATAACACCTTCCCAATCTCCTCGTGCTAATGCCATACCTGCCATAAACAAGCCAACAAATATGTCAATGAGAGGCTGAATTGTAAGGTTCCAAGCGACCTCTAACGCTGCTACTAATATCTCCCATGCGACTAAAATAATGTCAAATGCCGTTCCTATTGTGGCTGATAAAAAGGTCGCTATCAATGTAATTAAAGGCTCAGCGACTGCGTAAAAAGCATCCCAAATCGGCATGATATTTTCATTCCACCATGCCTTAAACGAGGCAAATTGCTCTCTTAGCCAGTCAATAGCAGGTCCGATGAAACTCAGAATAGCGGAGCCTACACCACCGATAATTCCACCCAATGAACTAAACAGTCCAGTCAATCCACCCGCAGAAGCAGTTAATCCACTTAGAGCGACCGTTAAACCTGCTAATGCTACCATCAAAAGTCCTCCATTTCTAACCAGTCATAATCAAGAGAGACAGTCTCCCGCCCTCCGCTCTTTGCCTCTTGTTGACGACGCTTCATTTGTTTTTCCTCTTGACTCCTGCCAACAAGGGTCCATACGAGAGATTGTTGAAAAGTTTCAGGAGACATTTCATGAACTTCTTTGAGTGATATATTGAAATGTTTAGCCACGATATACCCCCATAATTCTATTTGCATTGCTATGTCTTTCTTGCTGGCGACGGTCTTACGACTGAGGAACTCCTCAGTCTCTAAGCGTCGCCTTTCGTAAAATCTCCTTGTAGCATTTGTCCAACTTTTTCAGGACTTGGTAAAACAGCAGCAATTCGCTGACCAATCTCACCTTTGAGATTGAGCAGTTCATTGACTGTAAGTTCAGGATTAGTTCTTACTATCCAGTGTGAGAAAGCGTGCTTCCAGTATGATTCGAGGTCAAGAGACATTACGCCGTCTTTTATGTCCAACATTTCTTGAGCAGCCCTTTGAATGTCGAAAAAGGAAATATCCCTAACCCACACTTCTAAGACGACTTCGGGGTCGCCGGGGTCTACGGGGATTTCGTGTTTCTGTTCATTCGTCTGTCTCAGTAATTGGTTCTTCATTGGTATTCTTGGCATCTATCTCCACCTCGGTTGCAGCCACATCATCTGTGGGGGCATCCACCTCTTCCTCAGCAGCCGTTTCTACGGGGGCTTCGGACACTGGCGTGGACTCGGATATTCCCTCATCATTTCGCTTCAAGCGTAAAGCGAGTTCTGCTTTTGTGCCGGAGACGGGGAGTTCTCGGACACGGCATTCTTCTTTCAATTCAGCAAGAGTCATAGCATCATACGATAAAGATGCAGGGAAATCTTCGCTGTTTGGAATTTCTTCTACAGTAGCAGGCTCTTCGACAAGAGGCTCAGCGACTTCTTCTACCACTTCTTCTACCACTTCTTCTACAGGAGCAAGTAGTGCGTTTAGCGTTTCTTCAATCAAACCTCGTGAACGGTAAACAGCACCTGCTTTTGATTGTTCAGCAGTCAATCCGATTTCAGTACCATACCATTCAGCGTACTGTTCAGGAGTAGAGCGTCGGAATTTGTAAACGGCTTGAGAAGTAGTTGGCATGTTTTTTCACCTCAACAATGGAATAGAGTATCTGTCGATATAACACGGATGGCTTTTGGCGACACCTTTAGAGGAGCACGGATTGGTCCTTTGTCTTCAGGTATAGGCAATGGAGCCTCAGTAATAACATAGTCGTCAAGTAAAATATCAATTCGCTCACGAGTAGCACCGCTTCCAGCCTTTGTGAATGAAAGGCGTATCATGTTATCAGAAGTTGCTGAGAAATCAACAGCACGACGCATGTTGTGATAGAAGATTGGGTCATCCACAATAATTTCCATGTCTAAAGTGTATTCAGTTTTACCTTCTATGGCAAGAGAGGCGTTCCTACTACCAGCGAAAGGCACTTGGTCAGTCTCACTATCGGCTATTGGAGAGCCGTTGATAGTGTAGAATTGCTGAACCCCAGTGCTACCGTTTAGAGTGAAAGAGACGACTTGACCGATACGAGTTCCAGCGAGGTCAATTGTACCATTGTAGAACATGTATGGTTTTTGTGTACCTTTTGCTATACCGCTTTCTTTACGCTTAGCATCGGTGTTAGCAGTGTCCTCAAACATACGGTGAGTGTTGTATCGGTCACCCGGTGTACCCTCAAGGCGACCAGTGTCTGTATAACAAAGAGCAGAATCGAAGTTAACTGTCATTCTTAACGCAGCATCAGTATCAGCAGTGAGTGAAAAGTCTTTGACTTTACAACCACGGAATACACGGGTTAGTTGTTTAGTGTCAGATATTCCACCGTCTACAACATCGTCATCGACTCCGTCGCTATCCCTGCGTCGAATGCTGACTTCCATAGCAAAGGAAGGTATTGAACTGCGAGAATACAAAAGACGCTTAACGGGATTCTGAATATTACCTGTCGACTCACGATTCGGGCTACCGATTGCATTGTCGGCTGAAAATCGAGCAAAACGAATGACTGTATTATCAGCGTGTGGGAAACACAAACCGTCATCGAGGAAAATTGTAGTCGCAGTAATGGCTACAATTCTGCGAATTTCACTTGTTTCTGTTTTATCAAAATAAGTAGTTTCAGGATTCGCCACAGCACCAAATTCAGTGCCATCAGCACTATCAGCCTCGTTGTAAGTGATGACATCAGCACGAGTTTCATCTTTGATAATAACATAATCACCTGCCCCTACAGTAGAAGAGCCAGTGCTAAAAGTAGGAGTACCTGTACCGTCAAAAATAATAGATGTCGCACCAACTTTTGTAGCACCGTTAAGAGCGTAATCGTTGCTGACACATAACGAATCATAGGTCGTACCTACATCCACAGCCTCCATGCCAAGACAGTAGTACAACCATCGTGGGTTATGCATGTTAACTTCAAAAGACCCACCTTCGTTAAGGAAGCGACCGGGTACTTGAACGGCTACATCACGACCAAGCCCTACAACATGATAACGCTTCAAATCCACTTTTGTTTCAGGAAGCGTCACAGTAGCAGCCAATCCAAGAAATTGGTCAGTAAGCACTGACTCACTTGAGTCAGTTGCTGTGTCATTATAACCCATGCTAACATCAACAGAAGGAAGAGTGAAAGCATGAAAATGAAGAGCATCGTCTGTACTACTGGTTGCACCAGCAGCAGGAGAGACATCAGGATTCTTTAAAGCAGGAGTCACAACGAAATCAGTTTCTGTAGCACCGGGATGAGTATCTACTACAGTGTAAAGTCTACCAGTGGAATGAGCGTCATCCTCAGGGAAATTACTACCTCCTATGATACTCAATTTGGCACCGACAAGCATCCCACGAGGTAATTTCAATACACCTGATTCAACTGGTGTGTCAGCAGCCCCACCGCTAAGACGAATAGTGCTTGTGTCTGCCGATGCATCAGTAGACTGATGAGTGAAAGAAAAACTTCCAGCATAGTTATGTTTCAATTCTAATCCTGTTTCATGACCGAAAGAAATTTCGGTCAAATCTCCTTTATACACTGTCGACGGCATCCGGCTCACCCTATGGCACTAACTCCGCAAAGATAACAACTTCGATTTGGAAGGTCATGCGGAATAAATTTTTCGTTCTATCTGAAAGGTCAGTTCGAGTCTTGAAAACCATACGGTCAAAGTTAACTCCATCACCTTTTCTTTTAATGTGAATGAGGCGACGCACCTCATTTTCCATGTCTTGAAGATGTTTTCGAGACTTGGTAGTTCTCATATCTACTGTGATATTTACACGAGTTGTGACGAAATCATAGAGGATTTCAGGGGCTTCTTCATTGTGAGCCGTCTCATAACACATGATGTAATCGGATTTTTTCATATCAATTCTTTTTCCACGCTCAGGTGTCAAAGTAGCGATGTCAGCGATGATGGGTTTGATGTTTGAAGTGTTGCCACGATTCCAGTCATTAAGAGTGTTAATGACTGAGTCCAATGACTCATTCCATGTTGCTACCATCATTCAGCCTCCTTCTTGTAAGCATCAATGTCAGGCACTAAATTACCACCAGTGAATTTCAATTTGTAAGTCACAAGTGCTGGCGATTCAGTTAACATTCGCTTATCTACCCTATCCAATGCTGCCTTAAGAGTGCTTTGGTCGGCAGGTCTACCTCGTGCCTCATATTCACCGCTTTCGTTTCGCACGATACCATCCATACCAAGTTCCTGTTGTTCCACGACTCGGCGGTACGATTCAGGTGTATTCATAACAATTTGACGCAACTCTTCTTGACGCTTAGGCTCAAGCATTTCTTGAGTGAGATGTACGACAAGAAATTCGTCAACCTCAGCCTTACCCATTCTTCATCACTCAAACAAAACAATCTCTTGATAGCGAGGTAAGATTTTATCAATTTCAGCCTGTAGTAGTTGTACTTTCGCAGTTATGTCTATATTACTTGTACCCTCAGGTAGTAGGACAGTACGGTCATCTGACATCAAAAGGTCGATAACCACCATCTTTGTAGCAACTTCTTCTATCGCTTTTTCGAGATAACGCTCCCCGTAAATGTAAGACACCTTGACAGCATTCCATTCAAAGAATGGATATGAGTTGTTGAAGTAAATGATGCCCTGTTCAAAGTCCATCCACCAATCTTTGAGACGAGCGTTATCACCACTGGAACTACCGCCCTGTAGGTCGACGCTCAACTTGTGCTGAGTGAACTCTTCCGTGCTGAGACTACTATACCATCCACCAGCAGTGGCAATTTCCCAAGCACTACCTGACCATCGCTCAATATCAAGCAAGGCTGTAGATGTCTTGCTGCTGTAGCGGTAGATTTCATTGTTTTCATCGACCAAGACACCAGCAGCCGTGAAATCATCAGTTGCCGAGAAAGTGATACCGTATTTACCAGTGACAATGACCTTACCAGTCATGGCACCGTTGACTCGTGTAGTTTGCTCAATGGTGACTGAACTATCAGAAGACACGATGCTACAAGATTCTCCGCCCTTTACTGGTCGCATACTGGTGACCTTTACTACCCCGCTACCAAGGTCGGAGTTAGCAGTAGCAAAGAACTCATTGTTGACAGCAACATTAGAAGTAGAACCTTCAAGAGTAAACGATGGTGAAAATTCTACTGCTGCTTTGCTGACACGGTCTTCTTTGTTGATGAGGTCGGCAAGGTTCTGAGCAGTGGTTGTAGCGTCGAAGTCAGCACGCCACTCACCTGTCCCTGTGCCGTTCTTCAAGAGGGCGACACTACCATTGCCGGGAGAAAAGGCAATATAGCCGTCGATGGAACGAACATCGGCTGGAATCTTGATGCGAGCCTCAGCAGCACCAATCTCACGATAATCATCACCTTGCCATAATTCAAGGCGTAAAATTTGCTGAACATTCCTAAACAATAAGGGGGTAGTACCCACATAATCAGTATAATATCGCCTTCTGTATGGCTTATATGTATCAAAATTGATGTACTCAGCAGTCACAAGATAAGGTCGCCAAGCGTTGTGAGTGATGTTGTCAATCTTATCTTGAACTTCACGAATACGAGCCTGCACGATTGCCTTCGTGACTCCTCTTTGCCTTCCAACTTTAGCGTTAGTGAAAGAGGACAAATTCTGAACTTCTGCATTGTCGGCTACTTGGAAGTCAGCAGCAGTTATAGTATCAGTAAATTCTAATTTTACCCCATTAGCACCCCCATTAGTGATAGCGGTAATCTCACGCTCGATACCAAGCGGATTAGCGTCACTATAGATGAGGATAGTATCTCCAACTTCTGTTCCACATCTACGGTAATCTTCACCTGTAATGTAGACTCCGTCACTGTCAGAATCAGATGCCACTGTGACTGGCTCTTGAGGACCTATACCGAGATAATCAGCAACTTTCTGAGGGGTAGTATATACTGTAGCCGTTGGGTCAAGAGGTCGTGTTTCACCTTCGCCGGGACTGAAAACAACTGGCATTACTCTCTCGCCTCCTCACTGCGTTTTACAAGATTGTATTCCATTGGTCGTTGACATGAGCCACAAAGTTCACGCCACAGGAAGTGAAGCATCCCGCAGTGTTTACAGCGAGTGCCTGAACCTATGTTCATGACATCTGCTGCTTCGCTATTACGATTACGCTGTTGTCTAACTATGCCCTTCAAAGGATTTTCAGGGTCAACGAATGCTGATTTGTCAAGTGATACATCTGAGCGAATGCCTTGTTTTTGAAATCGACTTATGTCATCGAAGTCAATCTTTGATATATCGAAGCCCATACATTTCCCTCACGCTCATGTAGTAGACACGATAAGAAATACATTTCCAAGAATCATGACTGGGTCAACAGCAATAATAGTATTCGCACCCTCAGCAGCAGCAACATCAGCCGTCATAGTCGATGACAGCGTAGAAGTGTCACTGAAATCTTTCGGTGAATACGGTCCAACTACCACAGTGGTCGTAGCCATTAGTCATCACCTCAAGAGCGACGACCTATTACAAACCATGTTCCGCCGACTACCGAAGGACCTGCTTCTGCTGCTGTGATTGTTAAAGTAGTACCACTAACGGTTGCTACATCACTCGCCTCTATTGTGACAAGGCTTGCACTGGCACCTGCTTCGGGTAGAGCCACTGAACTTGTAGCAGTAGGTGTCACTGCTGCAAAGTCTATGCTTGACAAAAGCGAACTTAAGTCAATTTCTTCAGGACCTGCACCCGATGTGTATGTGCCTGTGATTATCATTCTGTCTCCGAAATATGTCGGTCTGTTATCTATTGTATTTGCCATAATTATTCATCTCCTTCTTCTAATTCTTCAAGATTGTCTGCTACCATCTCTTCTGTTTCTGCGACTCCGTCAGGACTCATAACAGTTGCGACGATTTCGAGTAATTGTGTTTTAGTTGCATAACCCGATGGTTTTAGATTGTAAGAAGCCAGCCACTTTTGAATGTCTTTTTTACTCCAACCCGAATCAGGGATGCCATCTTCACCATGGTCGATAGTACGCTCATCTGCCTCGGCTTTAGTCCAACCTTCAATTCTGAAATTTTCAGCATCGAGGCGTGGTGCGAAATAGTCCAACCATGCAGAAGTTACTTCTACAGGTCGGTTTTGTTCCCAGTCACGCATGGTTGGGTCTGTCGCACGACGAACATGTGAACGCCCAATGTATGTCACTGTAGGCACTTAAAGCACCTCACGAGTAAAATACTAAAAGTTGACCACTGGTGACTGCACCTGTTGCTTCTAAAGTGATAACTTTACCACTGAATGAAAGTCCTGCGGTTTGAGCATTGTTTGCAGTAAATGAAGTCAAAAATGCTCCAGTAATTGCACTGATACCGCCAGCGAGAGTGACTGTATTACTGTCAGCGATATTCGCCAATGTCACTATAGCCATCTTTGGTGCTGCGTCATATCCATTTGCTCCATCGCTGTTAGAAGCGTTGAATGTACCCGGACCACCGCCCGGATATGATACATCTGCTGCCCCATCTTGCCACTCAGTGGTGTCTTGCGACCCTGCTCTAAGTTCCCATGCTCCGGTGACTGTTGCTGTTAAAGTGCCACCTGCTGCTGTTGCTGTTAATTCTGCTGCCATATTTTTTCATCTCCTATTTTTTTTATTATTGTCCTCACTGCAAATCACGGATGCTACCTTGAGCACGGAAGAATGTTGTCCAAACTTCACCCATTGTTCGGTATAGACCCTCTTGTCCCAATCTGTTGATTGCGAATGGGTCACCTGTTTCAATGCCTGACTCGAAGTATTGAGTAGGAATTGCAGTTGAGAAGTAAAGATAATCTGTATCAAGGAAGTACATTCTGCTGATACCGTCTTTTTCGACATCTTTGGAAGGAATGATTGGGACTCCGTTGTAGGTTGCTACAATGAATCCTGCTTCAATACCCGGAACACCCTTAACACCGTTGTAGGTAGGTGTGACTCTCTTTTCTTCCATGAATCTTTGTTGTGCTTGTAGAAGTTGTTGTAGTCTCATTAGAGTGTCATATCCAGTTAGGATAACCTTAGGATTACCACCAAGTTCCCACATTCTTTGGAATACATCATCCAATTGGTCAAGAGACATAGTTCTCCTGTTTGCTGAATCTTGGTCTGAACCACAGTTAACAACAGCGTTGGACCAAGAGTTTGCACTTCGGTCGATGCTGTAGATGTCAAGGTCGTTTGCTCCACAGTGGTCTGCTGCTGCTGAACCAGTTTCCATTGATGTAGTACCACCGGATGCTCCACCGTCGTTTCCGGTGATTCTGTCCAATGACTCGAAGTTGTTTCCTGCTACAGTGTCTGAGTCAGTCAAAAGCATTTTGTTTACCATTTCAGCGTGGTGCTTACCCATTTCTTCTTTGAGAACTGAACGCATGTCGCCCATACCGTCATCCTTGTCAGCAAGGAAAACAGCAACTTCGCTAACATCGAATGAGTGAGCGATTGTCTTTGGCTTTGCTGCAATGTGTTGGAAGGTTGGCTTGATTGTTTCAGGTAGTGTACCGTTTTCTGCAATTCCGCCAGTTAGGACTCCGCCGTTTGGTTTGTCAGTAATGACTCTCCAACCGCTTCTTTCCCATGGTTTCTTTGGTAGAATTGAGAATGCGTTAAATTCTTGGTTCAACTGTGACCAAACTTTGCGACCGTAAATTGCTTGGTATGTACCAGCAGTGGTGCTTAGCATTGGTGAGTCTGCTTTCAATAGTTCGCTACCAGTATATGAATAACCCATTGAGTTGCCAGCACCGTAGTAGTACCTCTCCATATCTGTGACTGTTCTTACATAATTTCTTGCCATATTTTTCATCTCCTTTTTTTCATTACTTATTTTTGAGTATCACTCTTCTCGGAATAAACCTCCAGCGAGTTGGTGAACTTCTTCCCATGACATATTTGCGAGGTCCTGTGTTGTTGGTACCTCAATTGCAGGGGAAACGGATTTTGCTATGGTTGTAGATTCACCTACAGTTCCAATGTTGTCGATTCGCTCGGATAGAGCGTTGATAGATTTCATGATTTCATCAAGAGGTTTTCTTGCATCGAATGCTTGTGCCTCAGCCTTTGCGACTGCTTCTGCGGATTCTTGTGCGTATCGTGCTTCAAAGTTTGACTCCATTGCTTTCCTTAGTTCTTCTTCTTGCTTTGCAGCCTTGAAAACTTCGTAAGCACTCTCGTATTGAGTAGGGTCTACTGATGTGACGAAATCGGATTTGCTAACTTCTCCTCCTCGGCTTAGTCCAGCACGGCTTAGTGCGTTAGTAGATGGTGAGCCACCTTCTTGTGCTCGACCCTTTACTTGACCAGCGAAGCGGGTATCGTAGTCTGAAAGTTCCTCAGGTGTAGAACCGAGGTTTGCTTTGGAAATTCCATCGAAGTGGGCACGGGCACCATCGGTGTCAACGCCAGCAGACTTCAAGGTGTTTTCCATCCAGTCAAGATACTCAGCAGAAATGACATCAGAATACTCGGATTTCTTAGAGTCATCCTTTTCTTCATCTTTCTTTTCATCGTCTGCTTTGTATGCTTTTTCAGGCATATCCTTTTCTTCATCTTTTTTGTCGTCTTTCTTAGTGTTCTTGAGTTGCTCAGGTATTTCTCCCTTTTCCATAGAATCGAGTCTACCTTCGAGCCTCTCAAGTACGCTGTTCATTTGTTCCATTACATCATCGCTCATTTTTTTCATCTCCTTGTTTTTGTCTTCTTTTAGGATTTTGAATGTTGCCTCAGGGTTTATTCCTTTTTCACAGATAGTGATTTCGTGTAATTCGAGTTTGCTGATTTCTTGATAATTACCATGGGAGTTGTCGTGCTTTCGTACTCTTTTGAATGCTTGACCTCCAATGCTGAATCCCGTTAAGTTCCCCTTCCTGACTTCGGCTGCCACTTCTCGTGCCTTTTCGATGTCATTTCTAAGTTGAACTACGACGAACATTCCAGCGTCATCAACTTCGCTCTTCCATAACCTCCCTTCACTGTCTGTATATTGTGGAATGACTTCTCCTACCTGAATGTTAGAATGAGCGAGTTGCACATTTCTATACTTCGGGTCAGCCATGTACTTCTTGAAAGCGTCTTTCAAGGCTGAACGAGTTATCAAATCCCCCTGTTTGTCGACCAACTCAACACTGGCATAACCTGCGACCACAAGGTCATTGCTCCCTTTGAGGAGCGAGAGGTTATCTTGTCGAGTTCGGAGCAACACACTAACCAGTCCTTGTCTTGTTCTCCTACATAAATAAAGCGGAATCAATCTTTTTCCGATTCTGCTTCATAAGCAGATGACTGCTCCTCATTTTTTCGATTCAATCTTTTGCTACGAGCAACCGGGTATTCTTCCTCCGGGTCCTCGGTTGGTCTGTCAATCATATCCCAATCAGGTAATGATTGCTCAGATGTAAGTGAAGTAGGTCCACGAGGTGATTCTATTTGTGACCCTACATCTATTCCTAAGCCACGAACACCAGCACCACCTGTCATTTTTTCTTTTTCAACACGGTCAACAAGATTAGCGATTCTCATAATGGTTTTAGCCATGTCCTCTATGTTTTTTGGTTTGAGAACATTGGCTTCATCATCAGCATCAATGATACCTGCCGACTCATCTTCTGACTCTTTTCTATGTTTAGGGTCGGACATACT